TCTTTGAAGTTCTGAATCAAATAAAAGATGAAATAAGAGAATTTCTACCTTATAAAGTTGTTGAAACTTATGGGGCAGAAGCTGATGATGTAATTGCAACACTATGTAAACATTATCAAAATGAAAAAATCATGATTGTGTCTGGTGATAAAGACTTTATACAATTACAAAAATACAATAATGTAAAACAGTATAGTCCAATTACAAAAAAACATATAAATGGTGTTGACGCAGTTGTCTATATAAAAGAACATATACTAAAAGGTGACAAGTCAGATGGTATTCCAAATGTACTATCACCCGACCATACTTTTACAGATGATTTAAGGCAAAGACCCTTGACATCTAAAAAGATGCAGAGTATATTGGCTCAAGACATTGATGATTTAAATGATGAAGTGAAAAGAAATTATCAAAGGAATGACAAACTAATTAATTTGGATAATATACCAGAGGAATTAGAAGGCGATATCTTAGATGATTTTAAGAGTGCTACTTGTGGTGACAGAAGTAAACTATTAAATTATTTTATAGATAAAAGACTGAAAAGTCTAACTGAACAAATTGGAGAATTTTAAAATGGCAAGACAAGGCAATTTTACACCATTGTTTTCAGAGGTACTTGATAAAGTACATAAGGCGAAAACAAAATCAGAGAAAGTAGCAATACTCATAGTGAACGATTCAAGTTCACTAAGAATGGTATTGAAAGCATCTTTTGACCCAAAAATAGAATGGGTGATACCAACAGGTGAAGTACCATACAAAAAAAATGATGCACCTATAGGAACAGAACATACTGTTCTTCAAAGTGAAGCAAGAAAATTATGGCATTTTGTAAAAGGTGCAGACAATGACACATCACAGGCACAAAAAGAAAACATGTTTATTCAAATGTGTGAAGGTCTTCATGAAAGTGAAGCACAATTATTGTGTGATGCAAAAGATAAAAAATTACATCAAGTATATAAAGGTTTATCGAAAGATGTAGTAAGAGAGGCTTTTAAATGGGATGAAAATTTCATGGTTGAAGAAGCACCAAAATACCCACAAGCACCAGGTAGTGCATCTGGCGTATAAAGTACTTGACAAGTCTTGTTTAGTCTGTTATAATGGCTAGTAAAAATGAGGTTACAAAATAGTTCCCGTTCATATCGACCTACTCTCTCTCTCGACCTCATCATAAGGTCGGTATGAACACCAGAGGTTATGTATTATGAGTAGAGCAATTAAAAAGATACCCTACAAATTTGTTCATGTATATTGGATTGATATCACATCAGATTCATCATGGCAAAGTATAGAAGATGTAAAAGAAAGTAAATTACCTAGATGTTTAAGTACAGGTTTTTTAGTTAGTGAAGATGATGATGATATTGTTAGAATCGTTTCAGATTTTAATTTCAAGGAAGACGGCAGTATTGATGAATGTGGTAATTCTACAATCATACCAAAGTCTGTTGTTCAAGAAGTAAAAGAAGTATCATGAGTTTTTACATCCCAGAAATTGTTGTATACATGATTGCTACTGTATCAATGATATTAGCATTAATTGATTTATCAAAAATAGAAAAAAAGAGAGAGCAAGAAGAAAAGAATTATAGTGATGTTTGAACATGTAATTAGAAATCCCTTTGACATGAAACCAGTTTTCAATCCATGTGAAAACCCAAAGTTTAATGCAAACGAAACTGACATAGAAATTCAATCACAAAAGAAAATAGAATTAGATAATTTAGGCCCAGACATTTGGTTTGAAACAGATGTTGCAAAGGAAGAAAAACTTGCTGAAAGAACAGCAGCAAAATTATCATTGTTCAATCAACCTGATGATTATCAATTATTTACAGAATGTAATAACATAAAAGATTTAGGTTTGGCAATTGAAGATGATGTAGTTATCATGCACAAAGGAAAACTAGAGGCATGTTTTGTGGCATTTCCGTCATCATGGAATGCAGGAGAAAAGGAAGGTAAAACTTTGGCAGAATTACATGAACCGATTGCAGACAATGAAGCATTACTTCGTGCATCTGATGGCATCATGAGAGCCATGACAAGTGGACAATCATTTCATAGATACACTTGGGGCATATCATCATTAAATGGATATAGTAATCATCCAAAATATGATAAACCAGAGTTTGATTCACTAGATGATTTGACATTTAGAGTAGAACATGAAAGGACTGCGACAGTCACACAGGGCAGCACAGCAGTCTTTCTAATACATGTTGATATCTACCCTCTAAAAGATGTCTTAAAGACTGATTTTGGACTAATTAAGGGGGCTATTGACAGTATGAGTGAGAATGTGTTACAATACAAGAATCTAGTAAAAGTAAAGGAGTTGATGAATGAATATCTTCTATCTACATGAAGACCCAATACAAAATATCAAGTGGCATGTTGATAAACATGTTGTAAAAATGGCAACAGAATATGCACAATTACTATCTACGGCACATAGATACCTAGATGGTGAATTGTATGAAGATAGAACAAAAAATAATCACAGAATCAAAAGGTGGAAACTACCTGATGAAAGGGAAAGTATATTGTACAAAGCAAGTCATGTGAATCATCCTTGTAATGTGTGGGTGCGTGAAAGTAAATCAAATTATCGTTTGATGTACCAGATTTACATGGCTTGTCTTGCAGAGTATACATATAGATATGGAAAAATACATGGTGCATCGAAACCATCTATTAGTCTACTTAGGGCACCAGACAATATTAAAGACATTGGATTGACAGAATTACCTCAAGCAATGCCTGATTATTGTAAGGTGACAGGAAATCCAATTCAGGCATATAAAAATTATTATATAAATGAAAAGAAAGGATTTGCTAATTGGAAAAATAGAACGAGGCCAGAATGGTATGGAAATATATAATAGTAAAGACTTAGCAGAAGATGTTGAGTATCTGAAAATGACAGTTAAAAATTTAGAAAAAACAATTTTTGATTTAGAAACGAAAATTGTGTCACTAGAATATTCATGTGATACAAACAGTAATGAAATAGAAGCAGTAAATGATGCTATTGATGATATGCAACCTGATATAAAAGAAACAGAATTTCCAAAGAGAAAATAATGCCAACATATACATTTAAAAACAAAGACACAGGTGAAGTGTTTGATAAAGTGATGAAGATTGCTGAGAAAGAACCTTACCTAAAAGATAATCCAAATATATCAGCAGTAATAACTGCACCTAATTTTGTGGGTGACCACATTGTTAAAAGAATGGATGGTGGTATGAAAGAAACTCTGCAAAAGATTGCAGACAAGAATCCAAATACACCTCTTGCAGACAGATTTTCTAGAAGGTCTTCAAAGGATATACAGAAAGAAAAAGTCGTTAACAAGTACAATTTGAAAGACACCATAGTATAAATAAGACTGTGATATAGTCAATATATTGTTACTAATAGATTATACACAGGGGGTTGACTGACGGATTAGTTGGCCCCTACTTTTACATTGGTTTGTATTATGAAAACAAGAAATTTTGTACAAAAATATTTAAAGAAATTTTGTAAATCAAAAGTTGAGAAAGATAAAAAGAAAGAATCCAAAAAGGGTTATGTAAAACACAAAGGTATGAAAGATGGCGAAACCAGAAGTAGGTGATATAATAGAACATTCTGAACCTACTTTCGAAAGAGTTGCAACAGGTAAAGTTGTTCAATTATTAGATACTCAATTTATATACGAAGTTCATAAGATAGTTGAGAAAGGTAGAGAAAAAATACCTGCTGATAAAACAAGTACAAGAATGTGTATGTTTAATGAAACATGGAGTAATGTTTAATGTCAAGAAAAAAAGAAATTAGTTCAGGTGATTTAGTAAAAATTGAGCCAATTACAGATAATCAAAAATTAGTATTTGAAGGTCACAAAGCAGGGAAGAATGGTTTCTTTTTTGGTTGTGCAGGTACAGGTAAAACATTTGTATCATTGTATCTTGCATTACAAGATGTTCTTAAACATGGAACACCATATGATAGAGTTGTGATTGTTCGTTCATTGATACCAACAAGAGAAATAGGATTTCTACCTGGTGATGAAGAAGACAAGGCTGCATTATATCAAGTACCATATTCAAACATGGTACAGTTTATGTTTAAACAACCTAATGAAGATGCATTCAGAGGATTATATGATGCACTTAAAAGACAAGGAAGTTTACATTTTGTATCAACCTCATTTTTGAGAGGGTTAACTTTTGACAATTCAATTATTATAGTTGATGAATGTCAAAACTTAAACTTCCATGAGTTAGATACTATTATCACAAGAGTAGGACAAGATTCAAAAATAGTTTTTTGTGGTGACTTTAGTCAAACAGATTTAACTAAAACAAATGAAAGAAATGGCCTACATGATTTTTTAAGGATTCTAGAGAACATGGATGAATTTAATTGTGTAGAATTTGATATCCCAGATATCGTAAGGTCTGGCTTTGTGAGAAACTATCTCATAGAAAAGACCAAACTAGGTATAGGAGTAGATTTGTAAAATGAATATTAGTCAAGAGGGATTGGCTCTCATAAAAAAGTTTGAAGGTTGTAGGTTAAAAGCTTATAGATGTTCTGCAAATGTATTGACAATAGGTTATGGTCATACAGGTGGAGTAAAGGAAGATGATACTATAACACAATCAGAAGCTGATGAATTGTTAGAAAAAGATATTGCAAAGTTTGAAGAATATGTTAATGACAATGTAATCGTTGAATTAAAACAACATCAGTTTGATGCATTAGTTGCTTGGACATTTAATTTAGGCCCAGGTAATCTAAGAGAATCAACAATGTTAAAAAAATTAAATGATGCTGATTATGCTTCTGTTCCATTTGAAATGAGAAGGTGGAATAAGGCAGGTGGTAAAACATTGGATGGTTTAATTAGAAGACGCAATGCAGAGGCATTATTATTTCAAAGTAAAGAATGGCACCAATTATAAATTATGACATTATTAGATTTTCCTGTTTTAAACACTAAAACAGTTGACAAAAAAAGATTTTATATAACACCAGAGGGTAATGAATATCCCTCTATTACTACAGTTCTATCACCTAGAAACAAAGAAGGTTTGATGAAGTGGAGAAAGAGAGTTGGTGAAAAGGTTGCAACACATATTGCAAACAAGGCAGCAACTAGAGGTTCTAAAGTTCATAAGATGTGTGAGGATTATCTAAATGGATTAGATATGGAAAAACATAAGAAAGACTTTTTACCTTATTGTTTATTTAACGAATTAAAAGATAAGACTTTTGACAATATAAATGAAGTCATTGCACAAGAGGTAACTTTGTATTCTGATAAATATAGAGTAGCAGGAAGAACAGATTTGATAGCAAATTATAGGAATGAGTTATCAATCGTAGATTTTAAAACATCTACAAACGAGAGAAAGGATTCTTACAACGAAAATTATTATATTCAAACTGCGGCATACGCTGAAATGTTTGAGGAATTGACAGGTCAACCTATCAATCAAATAGTAATTTTAGTTGTAACAGAGAATGGTACAGTACAAGAGTTTATTAAAGATAAACAAGAATACTTACCATTACTAGAAGAAACATTAGAGGAGTGGTATCAATCATGAATGTAACTTGGACAGAAAGTGCGGCTAATCAAGCAAAGGTAATTTTGGCAGGTGAAGGAGATGATAAATTAAATGTTCGTTGTTTCATACAAGGCGGCGGTTGCTCTGGTTTCCAATATGGATTTACACTAGATGAGCAAAAAGAAGATGACCATGTATTTGAAACAAATGGTGCTAAACTTTTAAT